AAATTATGAAAAATATAAAAGAAAAGATACTTAAATTAAATTTACCGGTGTTAAATAGAAAATGGGACAGAGTAAGGTTAAATAAACTTTCAAAACAAGAAATAACTAATAATAATACAACAAAATGTTATCAATTATTTGATAAGAAAAAAACAATAAATGAAGTGATAGATTTAACTAAATTAAGTAAAAGTCAGGTATATTTACAAAAAAGAAGATACGACACTAAAAGAAACTTGAAATGAGTTCTTTTTTTGTTATATTTAATTATCAGTTCAATAATAAACAAATAAAAAAAAGAAATTATGGTAGATTTAACATCGTTCATTATGGGTATAGGTTTGGTTCTCGGGGTACTGGGAGTTGGGGTTGTGGTTATGATGTACATTCAAATTAACAGATTAAAAAGAAAATGTGCTCAATTGGAACAAGTTCAGGGACATATTTTTACAGAAATAAATAGAACAGGTGATGACCTACATCGTCGTATTGATGGTGAGATTGGTAGAACTGATAAAATGTATGAAGAAACTAATCGATATGTCAATGGAAGAATTGATAGTGTATACAAAGATATTGAAGAGGTATATAGAAATATGGATTCAAGATTAGATAGATTAACAAATAAATTAAATCCGGTAAAAAAGGATTTATTACAAGATTAAAAAATAAACATTGAACTGATAACAAACCACCTCCGGGTGGTTTTATATTTTTATATGAGACCAAGTTAAACCTCGTTTAATTTTATCAATTGTTTGTGGTGCAACATTAAATTGTTTACCAATTTTACTACTCGATAAAACTCCTTCAGAAATTAGTTTTTTAATTGTTATAACATCATTATTAGTTAATTTACTTGTTTTGACTAATTCACCGTTTATTTTAGATTTAACTCCTCTGACCCACCCATCATTTAGATAAGAATCAAGTTCGACTGATTTAATCTTTTTATTAACATTATTTTTAGTTATCCAATATGTTCCGTATTGAGAGTTTTTTTGACCTTTTTGAGTTATGGAATTTTTTTCACCAACAAGTTTTTTACTACTTTCTTTATGTTTTCTACCAGTCCAATCACATCCCCCAATTTCAGTTATAGGTTTTCTCCTACCGTCTGAAATTTCGTCAAATAAGTTTTGTCTTTTAGTATCTGAGAATTTTTTCTTAAAATCAGGGTCATTTTTTAATTTCTCACTAAAAGCTTTGTTACCAGCTTTAGAACATTTTATCATATGTTCTTCGTTCATAAATCCAGCACCTAAACCACCTATAGTTAAATTAATACATAATTCTTCTTGGATTAATTCTTTTGTTACTATCTCACTTTCTCGTTTAGATAAATCTTCTCGATTTTGAGTATATTCGAGGATTTCTTTAATGTGATTATTTTTACCGTATTTTTTAAATGAATATCTCAATCTAGTTCCGGAACCCATATAACCATCATTAAGATTATTGGTGCTGTGCATACCAATATAAAATCTTTTCGTTATTAAACAGGTAGTTTTGTAGATGTAATGAATGTGAGGTTTTTTTCTTGACATTTTGCTCTTTTACTATAAATATCTCAATTTATAGTAAAAGTACAAAAATGTTCACGGTGGAGATGTCGGCTTCGAAGCCGAGTGCTGCTCACGCTAAAAATTCAAGACTACACGTTTATTCAATTTTTCTAAACTGACAAACTTCACAATTCCCTTATTTTATAGTGGTTCGGTTTACTGAGAACTAATCCTCCACTTGTACCTTTTCGGATAGGTACCACACCTTTGTAAAGTCTTCTGTTGCAAGGTTATCTGACCACCGACCCCAATGTGAGTTCGCTTACGCTACGTTCACAAGCTCATCTTGACGTACAAGACCTACTAGAGCCATTTTGTTTAAAATGTTGCCATTTATAATTTTGTCATCCATAGATTTAAGTGATAGGAAACTTCTCACTACGTGCCTCAAATAAGTAGATATGCCAGTCAATACCATTTCATCCCCATATTTTGATACCACAAAGATAATACATTTTTGGATAAATCCAAATTAAATTATATTTATTATTAAAATAAATATCAATGCCCAACACAAACGACTCTCACGGGGAATCTAAAGTAATATATGAAGATGACGATTGGTTAATTGTAGAACCTATGGACTACGAATCGTATACCTACACATCTCCGGATAATTTAAAATCTGAATGGAATAGATTTAGAGACGGTGACATATTTTTTATTGTTGATAAGAATAATAACGCTACATATGCTGGTGGATTTAAAACTTATATGATATATATCGAAGAGGATAAGACTTATTATTATAATTGGAACGGTAAGGAAATAAAAACTAAGAAAAGGTTTATTCGAGATTTCCCAACTCACATTATCCAACAAGTTAATGATATTATTGGTGTAGGTGACATTTATAAGTTATTAACTAAAATTGCTAAGGGTGAACAAGTTAGTAGTCGTGAGTTAGAGAACGCTGACGATGCTATTTACGATTTTAAATATACTCCAAAGGCTCCGTTCAAAAGTAAAATAGATTTAAGGTTTGATGAGGATGACTATATTAAGTTATTCAACCCTAGTGATGATGATATGTGGTATTACAACGCCATTACAGGGAACTACGACACCTATGAGTGGGAAGATGATTATCAGGCGACCCAAGATTTTAGGGAGGGATATTTTTTTAATCAATTTAATCAAGAAAACCTTAAAAAAATAAGACAAATTCTCTCAATCATTTCCCCACAATCTGTTGAGTTAGAAACAGACGAACAAAAATCAGATGCGGGTAAAAAATTACTTGATATGTTTGGAAATGAAATAGAGTCAATTATTTATGAGTATACTTCAGAAACAAACGAATGTAAAACTAGAGGATTTAACAAAATGATTGAAGATGATTTTTGTAACCCATTCTACAATTACGGAATTTTTACAAAACATTGTCTTAGAGATTATTTCACAAGCGTTGGAATGTTATTATCTCTATACGATACAATGGGAGATAAAACATTAACTATAAGTGAATTATTGTTTAGAATTGGTTCAGATATGGAGATTACTGGATGGAGTGATTATATTTATGAAATTGATGGTGTGGATTTTGACCAAGAATCATTTGATTCCGAATGTTCAAGATATTTGGATAAAATTATTGATAAACTTGAGGATGAATCTCAATATGTAGATATCTATGCGTATGCTGACATATACAAACGACTTGATTCTAAATTTAAAATAAATAACCGATACAAAACTAAATCCGGAAGAGAATTTTTCTACAGAGGTATTAACCCAAAAAATAATAGAATACTTATTCAAGTGTTTAAAAAAGATGGTAGTGTGGGAACGGAAGATAGAAGTTATTCTGAAGAAGAATTTGAAAACTTTTTAGTTTCACCTGAGTTATTTGAAGGGTTTATTAGAATAAATTAAAATAATAGTTAATAATCAAATTATTTTTCCTATATTTGTCCTATGGAAAGAAATTACGAGTTATTAAAAGAGGTTTTGTCAATTCCGACAAAAACTTATCAAGAAGACCTTATGGTAGAATTTCTAATCAATTGGTTAGAAGAAAATGGGATTCCATTCAATGTGGATGAGCATAACAATATTTACGCAATCAAACAAACTGATGAATTTGTGGATTACTTCCCTTGTGTAATTGCTCATACGGATACGGTTCATAACCTTGACACAATTAACATTGTTGAAGAGATGTTACAGAATAGTCAGTATGAAATTAAACCAGCTTTAAAAGCGTATAACGATTTTGATGAACCAACCGGAATTGGTGGTGATGACAAATGTGGTGTTTATGCTTGTTTGGAATTATTAAAAGAATTACCGAATCTAAAAGCGGCATTTTTTGTGTCAGAAGAAACTGGATGTCACGGGTCTAAAAAAGCCGACCCAAACTTCTTTATGAATGTTGGTTATGGGATTCAGTTTGATGCTCCGGGAAACAGAATGGTTACAGAAACCTGTATGGGAACCAAATTATTTGAACGAGATGGTGAATTTTTTGGTACTTGTAACAAAGTATTGAGCGAGACATTTCAGGGACAACAAGAGTATTGGTCAAACCCTTATACCGATGTTTACGCATTGAAGAATAAGTTTGACTTCTCCTGTATCAATTTTGCGATAGGTTATTACAACTATCACACAAGAAATGAGTATGTGGTTGTTGAGGATGTTTATAATGGAATAGAGACCGGTAAAAAGATGATTGAGGGATTGGGAAATAAAAAGTACCAATATGTTTTAGACCCAAGTCATCGTAGAATGTTTTAATTAAAACCCCCTCCTGAAAAGAAGGGGTTTTTTTTATACCATAAAAAAAGAGGACTATATGTCCTCTTTTTTCTTTCTTGTCTTTTTGGTAGGTTCCGTTTTAACCACCACTTCTTTCTCTACGGATATAAGGGTATATGAAACACCCTCAACCATATTCCCTTTGATAATTTCTTCAGATACAAAATCCTCAATTTTATCTTGGATTGCTCGTTTGATTGGTCTAGCACCATAGGTTTCATCAAATCCAACTTCAGAGATTAAGTCTAATATAGTGTCATCAAATGTTATGTCATATTTCAATCCAACCAATCGTTTAGACAGTTTTTCTAATTCTAACTTCACAATTTTCTTAACATCTTCTTTCCCCAAGGAATTAAAAATGATAATCTCATCAAGTCTATTTAAGAATTCCGGTGTGAAGAATTTTTTAAGTTCTTTTTTAAGGATGTCTCTTTTATATTCTTCCTCAGCGTAAGAGATATTACCTGTTTTAAAACCAACACCTGAACCAAAGTCTTGTAATTTTTTAACACCAATGTTTGATGTCATAATGATTACACAATTTTTGAAGTTTATTTTTCTTCCTAAACTATCTGTTAAGTACCCATCATCTAACACCTGAAGTAATGTTGAGAAGATATCTTTGTTAGCTTTCTCAATCTCATCGAATAAAATAACAGAATACGGTTTATTCTTAACCTGTTCAGTTAATTGACCACCCTCATCATATCCAACATATCCCGGAGGCGCTCCGATTAATCTTGAGATGGAATGTTTCTCTTGGTATTCGGACATATCAACACGAATCATATTATCTTCACTACCAAACATTTGTTTTGCTAGTTGTTTTGCCAAGTATGTTTTACCCACACCGGTTGAGCCAAGGAAGATGAACGAACCAATTGGTTTGTTTGGGTCCTTAATCCCTACACGATTTCTTCTGATTGATTTAACAATTTTTGAAACAGCTTCAGATTGACCAATAACTTTATCAGATAAAATGTTTTCCATTTCAGACAATGTTTTTGTTTCATCGGAATTAATTTTAGTTACGGGTATTTTGGTCATATTTGAGACCACCTCATAAACTAAATCTAATGTGATTTCTTTTTTGTTATTTAAAGAATCCTCCTCAAACTTTTTCTTTTCAGTCTCAAGTTTGTTTAAGATACGTTTTTCTTTATCACGAAGACTTGCGGCTTCTTCGTATCTTTGTTGTTTAACAACATCAACTTTCTCTTGTTTAATATCTAAAGATTGTTGTTTAAGTTTCTCGATGGCCTCTGGTAACTTAACCTCAACTTGACTTCTTGCTCCAACCTCATCAATAATATCAAAAGCTTTGTCCGGGAATTCTCTATCGGTAATGTATCTATCAGCTAAATCAACACAAACTGATAAAACCTCATCTGAGTACGTTACCTTATGGTAATCCTCATATTTGTTTTTAACATTCTGAAGTATGATTAGTGTCTCTTCTTTAGTTGCTGCATCAACAACAACTTTCTGAAAACGTCTTTCTAATGCTCCGTCTTTCTCAAAGTTTTTTCTATACTCATCCAAGGTTGTAGCCCCAACACATTGAATCTCACCACGAGCAAGTGCCGGTTTAAAGATGTTCGATGCGTCCATTGAACCTGATGAATTACCAGCACCAACAATGGTATGGATTTCATCAATGAATACGATGATATTAGGTGCGTTCTGAAGTTCTTCGATGATTACCTTCATTCTTTCCTCAAATTGACCACGGTATTTAGTACCAGCAACAATTGATGTCATATCTAATGATACGATACGTTTGTCCATTAAGTTTCTCGGACATTCACCATTAAAAATTTTAATCGCCAACCCTTCAACGATTGCAGTTTTACCACAATTATGTGAAACAATGCCGTTAGAAATATATTTTCGTTCCCCATCTAATACTTCTAAATCGTAAGTGTCGTGAATTCCAATATCTTCATAAGATACTACATCAATCAATTCATTATTTTCACACCAAACTAATTCACCTTCGGTGATATTACCTAAACTTATCCAGTATGAATTATTTTCAAAAATTACTGTAGGGTTTAGTGAATTTTTAGAAACCTCAACTAAATGAGTATCAGACCCAGATAATGACATTCCGTTAGATAAGGTAATTTTAATACAATTTTTATTTTGTTTTTGAAATAAATTACCAATTAATTTATTTCCCGATGGTGTTTTAATTTTATAAGTCCCACCGTCGGTATTAACCATATTGAAAAAATCTTTAATTGTTATTTTCATAGTATATTATTTAAGGTTTCTATTAATTTTTTAAAGTTAGTGTTACACACCAAAGATAAGTTATTTTTATCACAATAGGAATTTTTTAGTTCCATTTTATTTTTATAATGTGTTTGAATTTCATTCAAGTTATTATAATTTTTATTCTCTAACATTCCGTAGTATTCGATATAAAGATTTTTATTAGGTAAATAAAAATCAGATTTATATCGACAGTCCGGGTATTGCTTTTCGTATTCGTATTGAATTTTTCTTTCCTCAAAAAATAACGCTAATCGATATTCTTTAACACTCTTGAATCTATTTCCATTATGATAGATTGGTGTTCCGTATATTAGTTTGTGTAAATGTAGAGGGGTTTTATTGTAAAACATATTCCTAATATCTAACCCACTAACTTTATAGTGATTTTGAATTAATTTACTATTATAAAATGGTAAAATATCAGAAGACGATTTAATATCAATTAATTCTATTATTTTATTCACAAATTCTTCTATAGTTAAAAGATTGATATTATTTAGTATTAATTGTTTTGTTACCTCTAAAAACGATGAACGATTAATTAATTCAGTAATTATTTTAGTATCATAATTATATGAGTTTTTTTTAATTTGAATATCACCATACATTTCATTTTTAGATAAGCTTTTTACCCACTTCTCTTGCCTTTTTTTAAAAACTTTTATCCCATTTTTTTCACCATATTTTTTAATACAAATTTCTTTACTAAAAGTTTTTTGTGATTCAGATATTTTTTCTTTACCATCTTCAATGGAAAACCCTTTTTCTAACCAATATTCAATTCGTTTAGGTGAAACTTTATTATATTTCTCGGGATTATTTTTTTTAAGTTCCGATAATGATTTTGAATTATTTTTTTGTTTTTCCGATATTAACTTTTCAATTTCAGAGTTTTCCCACCCCATACAATATAAAAATTTTTTATCGTAAATTGTTTCAGGATAATTCAGAATAGATTTTACCCAAGGTTTAATTCCTTTATATGGTAATACATCCGTTAATTCAATTTGATTCTGAATTTCTAAAATTTTATCATTAGGAAATTTTAAGAAGAATTTATAAAATTTTTTATTTCTTATAAATTCTTCCATTTCTAAATGATTGCTCACCTCACACATTATTTTTTTTCTATATAATATTTTCATAGTTAGACAGGGATTGGTAAATACCTCCACCAATAAATATTACATAAGTTCAAAATTATGAGTATTAACGTCTGAAATCTTTTCAACTTCAATTATTGTTTCCGGTAATACACAACCGGGTTCACCAATAATAATTGGATTATTTTTCTTTCTACGAGAAAGAATTTGTGCTATTCTAGTGATTTCACGTTCTCTACCAATAACCGGGTCAAGTTTACCCTCTTCGGCAAGTTTTATTAAATCTCTACTAAAATTGTCTAATACGGGTGTTGATGAGTCAGACTTAACTGCTTTATTACCACCATTACTTCCACCATCCATAGATTCTGTCATAATTTATTTGTTTTAATTAAGTATAAGGATTATTTTCACTTTTTCAAATGATTGGGACAAAAGTAATACAAATATTTGAACGGACAAAACAAATTTGAATTATATTTATTATTATGGAACAAAAACCTGCTTGGAAAAAATATATGGATACAATTCACCCGGAATCTGAATTGGCAAATCTTTATAGAAAACTTCGTCACGCATTTAATAGAGAGGGTTGGAGTGAAGAAGATTTGAAGAAACCACCATATTATCCACAGGATATTATGAATGGATACCATAAACTGGGAAATTTAATTAATGATTTAAAAAGTGAATTAATATCTTATTTTGGAACTATTGACCATAATGAGTTTAGTGATTATCTTCAAAGTAAATTAAAACATATAGATTTAGAAATACCTTTAGAAAATGGCAATATTAAAAGAAACAATTCAAGGGACGAAGATAATTAATGAAATCCAATCGTCAAATGTTAAGAAGACTGAATACGATACTGAAACTAAAGTAATGTTAGTTGAGTTCAATAATGGACAAAAATATGAATACGATGGAGTTCCCCACCAAGTATATACTCAATTCAGAATGGCGGAATCTCAAGGGAAATTTTTCTCAACAAAAATAGTTAAAACTTATACTCACAAAAAAATCTAACAATTATAGATATTTAAGTATTTATAGTTAATGAGTAATCTAAAAAGTATATTATCAAGTTTTCATTTACAGGACGAACTAAATCCTAAGATTTGGGAATCGTCAGATAAAATGTCCTCTAAAGTTAGGGAACGTCTATTAGACATCGCTTATGAGTTCATTGAGTTCTTAGGTGTTGATGTTATTATATCAGATGTTGTAATGACCGGTTCACTCGCAAATTATAATTGGTCACAATATTCAGATGTTGATTTACATCTAATTGCCGACTTTGAACAATTCTCTGAAAAAGAACTTCCATTATATGAAGAACTTTTTAAATTAAAAAAAACCTTATTTAACGACAAACACAACATCAAAATCTATGGTTATGATGTGGAACTCTATATTCAAAATGATGTTGAAGCTCATTTTAGTAGTGGAGAATATTCTATATTATTTGATGAATGGAAAACCAAACCATCTAAAGAAAACGTTGAAGTTGATACCAACTTAATTAAAACCAAATCTGAACATTGGATGAAAACAATTGATGAGGTTATTGATGATGTCAAAGAAGAACCGTTAAAATCCGGTGTTGAGAGTATTGATAAGATTAAGGATAAATTAAAAAAATATAGGACTGCCGGGCTAGAAGATGGTGGGGAAATGTCCGATGAAAATTTGGTGTTTAAAGTTTTGAGACGAAATGGATATATTCAAAAACTATTTGATTTTCAAAACGAATACCAAGATAAAAAACTTTCTTTAAAGGAAAAATCAATATAATTAACAATAAACCCTTCGGAATTACAACATTTTTAATTCCGAATATATTTATATATAAAATAATTCCAAAAAAACACAAATAAAAATGGGAAATCACTTAAGACCAATTGGTAGCGAAAAATTAGAAGGTATGGACAAAATCCAACGTATAATGGAAATTGCTCGTTACAAAGAAAATATACCTACACCAATTAATGAGGATAAATCTACTGAATATACAAAAACTTTAGCGGATGGTAGAAATTACCAAATCATTAAAGAAAGAAATGGATACGTTATTAAAAGAACGATAAATGAATCTACTAATGAGTATGATTATTTAGAGCCAATGAAAAATAGAAAATATTATTCATCTTACTCACAAGCATTCAAAAGACTTAACTTAGTTGTTAAAGAAATCAATATTAATGAAGGTCAAGAAAAAAATGTTAATTTATTTTTTGAAAATGCCGCTGACGCCGCAACTAAGTATATTTTAAAACCAAAAGGTGGTGAAACTGATGAACAAGTTGCTCCCTCTCCTGCTCCTGCTCCAGCACCGGCTCCAGCACCGGCTCCGGCTCCTGCTCCTGAAGGTGATATGGCTCCGGCTCCCGAAGGTGAACCAATGGGAGAACCTGAAATGGATTTAGGTGATGATATGGACCAAGACGATAATGAACCGGTAACTTTAAAATCTATTCAAAAGTTAACAGGTAAATTAGCTCAAAAATTAAGAACATTCCAAGAGGATGAACAAGCTGACGAAGAAATGTCTTCAAAAGATACAAAATATGTTATCAACTCAATATTATCAGCGTTAGATTTAGACGCTTTAGAAGAAGAAGATAAAGAAGAAATAGTTGGTAAATTTGAAGGTGACGATGAAGGTGCCGACTTTAACCCTGATGAAATGGGTGGTGAAGAACCAACAGGTGAAGAAGGTGTTAGTGATGATGAATTAGGTATGGAACCTGAAGGTGAAATGCCTCAAGGATTTGGTGATTTAGGTGAAGAATCAAAACATTATGGTTCATTTGATGATGAAGAATGGACAGGTGATGAATTTAATAAAAAATATGGTTCTGATTATTTTAATGATGATGATTTTGAGGAGAATGAATTCGAAGATTACCCATCATTTAAAGAAAAACACCCTGATTCTAGATGGTTTGGTGGTGGTGACGATGATGATGCTGGAAATAGTTTCTTTAACAAATATAAAGAACATAACAATTCACCTTTAAAAGTTAGAACAAGAAAAAGTGAAATGGGTGAAGAATATGGTGATGGTGAATTTAAACCAGCTCCACCAAGAGAGGCTAAAATTAAACACTCACACATTAAAGACCACGAATCTCACGGTATTGAAGATATGTTAGATAATGTATTTTCAGAATCTAAAGTGGATTCAATCTTAAAAGGTTATTTTAAAGTTGAAGAAAATGAGAAAAGATTAATTGAGTCTAAAAAAAGACAAACTAAATTAATTAGTGAAAATAAAAAAACTAAAATTAATAAAATCAAACAATTATCTGAAAGTATTTCTCAAGAAGTTGGTGCAAGAAAATTGATGGAAAAATATCCAAACGCTAAATTGGTTGGTAAAACAAACAAACAAAACTTGGTGTTTGAAATGAATGACAAACAATTAAGAGTTAATACAAAAGGTCAGATAATATAATGAGTTATTTAATATATGTTAATGAATTAGGTCCTAATTATAAAGGTGATAACATATATGAATTTATTTTCTCGGATAGTTCGGAAGACGTTTGGGGTGAAGCTTGGGAATCAAAACCATCTAATGGTTATCCTCTTCCACCGGACATAGAACATATAAAAAATGTAGGAGTTTTGAAGAATGACCAAATAACAATGTCAGTAATTCAAAACTCTGACTATTTTTCGATGATAGATTCAATGGACGATATAATTGCGTTATGTTGGGAGAATGAAAGTGAAGACGTTGACTTTACCCGTCAAAAAAGATTGGTTTTCAAGTTTGGAGAAACTGAACAATCGGTAAAAGATAAATTGTACGAGAGAGATATCGTATTAGAGTTTGAAAAAAAAATTGAATATGAACACTAATCAAAAAAAATTGAAACTAGTAAAAGAAGGGATTAAAGCGTCCACTCTAAATAAAATGACAGATAGTCAAGTTGATATATTGTTCGGTAAACTACAAGAACAAGTTCAACAAACACAAAGTGCTACAACAGTTACTACTGTTGGTCCTGAAGGTGGTTCAGTACCAATTAAACCAGGACAACAAAACGTAAACCTTAAACCGGTTGGTGGTGGTAAATTTATGGCTAATGAAGATATAGACCCTGACCACACAGATGACGGTATGGATATGATGGAAAAATTTGAATCTAAAAAACAACAAAAATATTTCTTCACTAAATGTGGTGATGGAAAAACAAAAGAACAAAAAAAATGGTGTAAAATGGCTGATGAGTTTGCTAAAAAGACTAACTTTGCCAAACTTCCTGAAAAGAAAAAAGAAACAAAGGAAAATTTTGACTTTGGTGATTATGGTAAAAAAGTTGCATCAGTTGCATCCAATTTACATATGAAAAATTTAGACCAAGCAACAACACCTAATGTTGAAATTTTTGGGGAGAGTGAAATAGAAAAACAAATTATGAGACTAGTAGAAAAACACATCACACCAAAAATGTCTAAAAAAGATTTTAATAATCTTTTAGAAGGAGACACAAAAACAGCTCCGGCAAAACCAAAGGTTAGTCCTGGTACAAAACCAAAACATCCATTCCAACCGGACCCTGATAAAAAAGGGGCTCCTAAAGCAATGAAAAAAGAAGTTGGTGAAGGGACAGAAGTTGCTCCGTCAAAACCAAAAGTTAAACCAAATACAACTCCAAAACACCCTTTTGCTCCGGACCCAAATAAACAAGGTGCGCCAAAAGCAATTAAAAGAGAATTACCAAGTTTTTTAAAATTTAATTCGTTAGGTCTTAATCAAAAATAATTATGAGTGCAAATTTAAAAATGGAAAAAATATTAAAAGTTAAAAGTGACTTAGATAAAAAATTGGTTAATGAAGGTTTAACCGGTAACCAACAAACTATGTTAAACGAGATTAATCGTCGTTTAAATGAGGCTCCTGTTAGTTATGATGGACCTGAAAGAATGGAACCGGGTATTGAAACTCAAGTTAATCAAAGAAAAACACCATATGCTGAACATCCCGGTTTACCACAAGATGGTGATAGGGATTTTGTTGAATTGATTTCTTCTCAACGATTTAAAGATTCTGTTGATAAAGTAAGAAGATTCTTAGGTGATACAACACCAATACAAGGAGATAATCCAATGATGGGACTAATGGGTTCTGTAATGGGTAGTTTACGACAAATAAAACAAGTTGAGGTTCAAAATAAAGAATATCTTGAAAACTTGGCTGTTGATTTAGTTAAAAAAGAATTAGGTATTCCTGAGGGACAATTACAATTTGATGTTGAATTGGTTAATGGTCCAATGGGAGCATCTGAAGGAATGCAAACACAACCGGAACAACCGGACGAAGAAGATGTTGAAGAAGCATTTAAAGAAAGTGAAGAACACCAAGAAGAAATAGAAGACTTTATGGATTCTATGGAAAAATTCAATTTAGAGAAAGCTAAAAGAAGAATGATTAATTCATTAGTTCAAGGAGCGGCATTTAAAGGTGGTCATATGTATACGTTAGTTAGTGATGAGATAAATAGATTAAGTCCAAACTTATTAAATTTATATGGTGTCACACAATCATTAATGGAACACTTATATTGGTTATATCCGGATATGGAAAATATGGCCGGTGGAGGTGGTGGTCAAATGGGACAATCAGAATCTGACCCTGAAACTGACCCACCAACAATTAAAGCAAAAGCGTTTACCTTTCCGTTATTGGTGCACGAGATAGTTAAAGGTATTTATTCATTATATGGTGACCAAGGATTACCAAACGACCCTGTTCAAAGAAGTATGGTCGTTGGTGCTGAAGATACATTACCTGCAGAAATATGGGATTCAAGATTGGGACCAATATTTTGGGAAAAATTTAGAGAATCTTGGCCTGACAAATTATATGAAGACGACCAAAGACACTTACAACAATACTTATTTATGAAATTGTCTCAATTAGATGCAAAAGATTTTTTAGTATTGTCAAAAGCTATTATGGCTGATAAACCTGAAGCAAAAGAGGTAATAAATAGAATGGTTAACGAAATCGTTGAAATCCTTAAGAAACACGAATACGAATCAAAAATGTCTGACGACGAAGATAAGGATGATGATAGTGAAAATTATGGTGATTACGGATTTGATGACTTAGATGACTTAGATGATATTGATTTATCTTCGTTAGGGTTCTAAAAATTACCGACAACATTATGTATGTCGAACTTAACAAGAGAACAAGTATTAATAGAATACGTAAAATGTAATAGAGATGTTGATTACGCACTTAAAACGTATTTAGAAACATATGATAACACGGTTAAAAAATACGTTCCTTTAGAACTTTTTCCTGACCAATTATCATTACTCAAAGATTACGAAGAATATAATGAAAATATAGCTTTAAAGTACAGACAGGCCGGGGTATCAACAGTTACCGCGGCTTGGATGTCTCGTAAACTTGTTTTTGCTAGAAAAGATTCTCCTGAAAAAATATTGATTATTGCCAATAAATTGGATACATCATTGGAGATGGCAAACAAAATAAAAGCATTTGTTGCTCAATGGCCGTCTTGGACAGGTGTTGATTTTGATAAAGCAAAAAATTCCCAAAGACATTATAAATTAACAAATGGGTGTGAGGTTAAAGCTGTTGCAACATCTAAGGATGCCTTGCGTGGATTTACACCTACCATACTTGTATTTGATGAGGCGGCGTTTATTGAAGCCGACAGTGATTTCTGGTCTGCGTGTATGGCGTCCCTGTCTACGGGGGGTAAAGTAATTGTGGTTTCAACACCTAATGGTTACGACCAAATTTACTACGAAATATACGACCAAGCATTACGTAATATGAATGATTTCAAAATTACGGAGATGTTTTGGTACAGAGACCCAAGATACGCTAGTGATTTATTTTTAGTTAAAACAAATGATATTATTCATTATCTTTTAAATAAAGAAGATTACAAACCAGACGAATTTATTGATTGGACAAAAATTCCTTATAAAGATAGAAACTACACTGAATTACGTGTTCTTATGGATGCCGGTTACAAACCTTGTTCTTCTTGGTTTGAAAAAATGGTGAAAAAATTAAAATACGATAAACGTAAAGTATCTCAGGAGTTAGAATGTGTTGATGGAGATACGTTGGTTACCGTAAAAGATTCCATTACTGGTGATATTATAAAAATTAAAATTTCAGAATTATATAAAATTATTTAGTAGATTTTAGTTTTTGCATAAGTTTTCATATATTCATATATATGAACTCTTTAGATAAAATAAAAACGGATATTATTAATACCGGATATATGGATGATATTACAATTGGCACTTATTTCCATATGAAATATAAAGAACTTTATACAAAAATTTTACAAAAATTCTGTCTTTTGTAGGAAATCAATATATTTATAATATATGAAGATTATTCACAAATCATATAAGTTTAGAATTGAACCTACATCAGAACAAATGGAGTTATTATCCAAACATTTTGG